GTTCGAAGGAATGAAGAAGAAGGATGTTCCGCCAAGTATCCATTCCAGGATACCGAGGCGGGTGTAAGGGTGTCTATCTGTTGACTGAAGGGGGTCGCACTCAGGACCTCGGGGACCCAGAGCTCCAACGAGCGTCTAAGGTCTTTGAAGGCCCGAATGTGCGCCTCAAGTTTAGCTGCGTTGATAGGCGTAGCTGATTTCCACTTCTGACATAGCCGCTTCCTAGTGGAAGCGACTGACTCAGCGAACGCCCCAAGGGACGGATAAAGAACAGAATCCGGGTCGGCTCCCAACATCATGGTGTGTGAAACACTCATGCGTGTTGAGATACCTACACGGACCGGTTCTGGATCACCTAGGTTAACCCAGTCACGAGGAGGATTACCGCGACCCCTTACAAGGTAGCGGAAAGTCTGACCTCGGCTGGCCCAGGTTTCGTTAAGTGTGTCAGAAAGTGCAAGTTGCTTCCAGTGACCAGGGACAGAATCCGACCATAGTCTCTCGTAAGAGACCAAAGATTCTGGATCCTGTCCGTAGATCATCGAAGCAAGCGACTTGAGGTGACCGGGGGAAAACTTCCGTTTTTGGCTGTACTGGGCAAGCCCAGCACCGCCCATCGATCGAGGCAGATACGCAGGAATCCCGTGCTTTTCGAACAGACTGGGTAAGTCTGGACGAATTGTACGGGCGGCCGCCGCAACTAGCCGTCTCGGATACCGGTCTTGATAGACCGACTCCGTCACAGCAGCGCACCACCACTCCGGGCCTGTGTTAGGCGTTGATGTTAATGCCGACCACATCGGTTTAGCATACACCAAGCCTTTCACATTCACGAAGTTGTGGAGCACTGCCTTACTAGTTGCGTTGACTTTCTCGACGTTTACGTTTATGCGTAGACGTCGAGAACGCTGCGTCCCAGCCGGTTGCCGCTTCCGCGACTTCCAGATGGGTATGCCTAATCGGATGATACGGGTCTTCCCCTTGAACTCCCAACAGCGTTCCAGATAGACACCTCTGTCATGAGATATAAAGTGTTTGCCCTTTGAGAGCTCGGCGCCAATTCCACGTAAAGTACCTTCATAGGCGGCTCTTTGGTCGGTGTTGAACACACCGATCAGATCATCGCCGAATATGCGGTACTTACACCGTGACAATTGGCCAGGGAAGGAAGGAAGGATGCACTCGTCTGCTCGAGACGCTGCATACCCGTGGTACAAGCAGAGCATTGCCCATGTGGTCGGAAGACCCATGAGCAACCCTCGTTTTGTAACACCCACCCGGCCTCCAGGCCATTCGAGCTGTTGAGGGCCGACGCATAAACGTAGGCCCTGTAACTCGCATGGCAAGAACCGACCTGACGCCTCAAGACCTTCGACAATTGCTTGCGCAATGTCGAGAGGTATGAGGTCAGAGGCGGCTCGGAGGTCAGATGAAACAATCTTCCCCACGCCTTGCTCGATTTCAGAGCAAACACTATCTGAATTACCGGATAACACACTTGCGGTCTTGGACCACCTTTTGAGCCCGATCATCAATCGGAGTCTCGCTAGGTGGCCGAGAACGAGAGCATGGCGCTCGCAAGCGGTAACGATGCGGACCTTATGACCTTTCTCGCATAAGGGCACGACCCGCCCCTTTGGGTACGGGCCCCAGCTTTCGCTGAGGGCCGCCCCTATGAGGCGGATCTGTCCGACAATCGCGTGAAGTTCGGGGACTTCGTCGTAGCCGACGCCGACCTCCATATCCAAGGAATTCAGTAAATCAGAAATGTCTTGAGCGAAACCACCTTCCGACTGGGATAGCCTGTAAGTCGCGGAATTAGCTGTTAAGATCGACAGCACATCCGACAGACACGGCCTAGCGGGGAGGTGTTTCCGTGCCCAGTTAGATGCGAAATCTCGCGCCCCTTTAAGGTGGATCGGATCAGTAAAGAATGGATTGAGCAAATCCTTCTTATGCTGAGACAATGCACGCTTAACGTGGCGCGGCGAGCCAGGTGGTAACGAGCGGGCCATATATGACATTTGGCCCCACACCCGGCTAGAATTTCGCAAGTAACTAGGGCATGATTCCCAGAGTGGGTGTGTCGGTTTCTTGTTGTGGATCCATGAACTTCGCGCACCAGAAGCGAAGTCCTTACAATAAGCAACCGCATACCCAATCCCGGAATGCATCGCGACTTTTCTGATTCTCTCATGGCAGACGGCTACCCAAGCCGTTATACCATTCTTCTTCTTCAACACTACCGGTATCACAAGACCAGTAGAAGCAGCGACACACCCACGAAATGCTGTAAGGCAGATCGAAAGCTGATCGCGTGCTTCTACGGTCCGTAGGCCATGTTTCCATGGCTTGACAACCGGTAGTTTCCTTCGTACCAGTGTATTTGGAACCAACCTCAGGGTTTCCCCTGAGACGGATCCCGTACCCACTGGCGCGTTCCAGCCGATCCCCCTCCGACAATTTCGTCGGATGGGAAGATCGTGCTGGGGCATGGCCAAATGGGTATGAGCACCTGGGTTTGCGCCTCCGCAATCCCCGCGAT